CGGATAGAGGGGGCTGATCCAGGAGCCGTCAAGCTTTACCCGGGCCTGGACGCGCCAGAGGGGGAGGCCGTTCCCTACCTCGGGGATCTCCTGCCAGCCGGTGGGGTTCTGGACGGTGGGGCGGGCGGGCTTGGCGGATGTGCGTTTGTAGAGTGAGCGGAGTTTGGTACTGGTGAGGATATTCCCGGCATTGATGATTGTTTCTCGCGCCGAGTAGTAGGTGGCGAAGGTCGCCGCGAAGGAAGTCCCGTTGACGGTCGTCGGGATGGTCATATCGAGGAGAGGGCCGGGGGTCACAAGGAGAAGATCGTGAACCGCCGTATAGGCGTTCGAGTAGGCGGTGATGGTCCCGGCGGCGACGCCCTTGTCCGTGGCGGCCTGCACGATGATGGAGTACTCCGCCTGGATCTCCCCCCACTTCCGCAAGAGTTCCGGCTTTTCCGCGATGGAAATGACGTTGTCGCTCACGATGGAGCTGATGAGCTGGTCCACGAGGAGCCCGGTGGAGTCCGCCTGGACGGAGGTCCGCTCGAGGAGAGTCTCGACGCTCGAAATGCCCCCTACGTCCATGCCCTCAAGCGCCACGATCCGGCCGACGACGAGTTCCTTCCCGGCCATGTTTTCCTGGACAAGGCTCATTTCTTCTGCCTCCCGAGGAGGGCTTCAAAGTCGCCCTCGGCGATGCGCCGGAGTTCCTTCACGCCAGAGGTGGGGACTCCGAGGATCATCCCGGAGCCGATAGCGAACTTCTCGATCCCTTTCTGCCAGTCGCCTGCGGTGATCTTGGACATTCCATCGAAGATGTCCCCGGCACCTGGAAGAAAGGTGCTCGGGTAGGTGGGCGACTTCTCTCCCGTGATGAGTCCGCGGACAAACCGTGTCGCGTCCTGGCCGATGAGGGGAATGGAATCTGTTGCCTGGGTGATGGAGTAGAACGCGAGCCGGAGCATTTTCTCTTCGTCCGTCTCATCATCGGGGGGGCGGGTTGTGACCGCGTTCAGGATGATTCCCGCGATCGCGTAAGATATTAGGATTCCGATTGCGGTGCTGAACTGGTGGTTCTTCACGGAGTTTGGAAGGTCGTAGCGGAGGTTCTGCCAAATCACATTGATTGACTGGGTGAACTGTAGGAGGAGGCGGAGGGCTTCTCCTTTGTCGCGGTAGATCGGCGCAAGGTCGGCGCCGCGGGCGGAGGGCTGGCTTTTCATGATGAGGTCGTCGGCCTTCTCGACGGCTTTCATTTCATCGCCCTTGAACTCGATGAGGGCTTTTTCGTAGATCGATCGCCACGCAATTGCGACGGGGAACCTGTCGGCAAGTTCAAGCCCCTTCACTCCAAACTTCTGAGCCTCGAGGAGCGCCTTAGTTGCGGGGGTATTCGCCTTGGCTTCCTTGATAGCCTGGTAGGTGATGTCCCTCGTGCGATGCTTTAAGAAGGTGCTCATTTCTTCCGTCTCGCGGAGGTATTTCGCTGGGTTCGCCATGCAGTTCAGGGACTCAAGGAACATTCGAGGACCGGCGTAGGGGAGGGAAGCCCAACCATTCGTGAGGAGTTGCTTTAGTGCGGAGGAAGTCCGGAAGGTAAGGTAAGCTGCCCCGAGGTTGCCTCGAAGGTAGCGGATCGCGCTTTGCCAATTCTTGAGGTTTGCGAGCTCGCCCGGGTTCTTAACCTCGGCGATGTACTCTTTCACGTAGTCCACTCCTGGAGCTCCGAGGAGCCCCTGAATGTTCTCCTGGATGTAGGGGTTCGTGTAGACGGCGTCGAGCTTCTTCGCGTACTCGGCGGTCGCGATGTAGTGCTCCTGGGCCTGGATGGATTCGAGCCAGGTCGAGAGGAGGTCGAGCTTGATCGCAGTCTGGTTCCATGGGGGAACGGTGGTTCTCGATCTTGTGAAGCCGTTCTTTGGGGGGCGTTTCAAGCCCGGGGTCCGGTTAAGCATGTCCCCCCCTATCTGCACGTCGATGGGTTCTTGGTTTACGCCCTGCCGGCGGATGGGGAAGTAGTCGCTGACGGTCTGGAGGAGGCGATTCTCGACCTCAGCGACGATGGCGGAAAGGCGGTTCCCTGTCTCCTCTGCGTCCTTCGCCATGGTCTCGAGGACTTGCTGGTCCTGCTCGGTGATGACGGAGTCAATCGCCGCGCGGATGGCCGTGAAGCGGTCCGCGCCTGCGGCCATGAACCAATCCTCATCGCCCTTGTGCTCCTTCCGCTCGGTGGCCGAGAAGAAGACGCCGTAGAGGGCGGCGGCCCGGGAGTCCTCGTTCCGGAAAGCGAGCTCGAGGGCGAGAAGGTCGGACTTCCGGAGGGTCTCCGTCGCCCCGCCGGGTCCGGCGTTTTTTATTTCAACGACCGTGTTGTACCACTCGCGCGGGTCAACTCCAGCACCCGTGAAGGCCTGCATGATCGTCGCTGTTCGGCGGTCTATGCCCTGCATTTCCTTCCGGTATTTCCGGTTCATTTCGTGCCAGAGGAGTTCGACGTTCGCGCCGTCCGTCCCGCCGTCGAGTTTGTTCGCTATGCGGCGCATATTCAAGAAGGCGTAGTCCGCGGTGCGTACCCTGTCCTTGAAGCGTTCGGCGAAGGTGCGCTCCGCCTGGAATCCCTTCGGTTCTACGAACCCGTGGGTGTGCGTGATGATGTCGATGATCCTGGACTGCTGGCCTTCTATCCAGTCCATCCGGTCCTTATGCTGAATCGCCAACAAGTGGCGGCCGAGGTCCCGGAGGTTCTGGACTTCCCGGGCGGTCTGCTCGAGCTCCTGGAGGGTCATCTCGTTCAGGTTCTTCCCGGCGGCGCGCTTCAGCCATTCGCGGGGGACTTCGCGGGCGAGGTCGGGATTTTTCTCGAGCTCGGAGCGGAGGAGATCGATGTCCTTCTGGGTCTTCTCTGATCGGAAGTGGGGATCGATCAAATCTTGAATTTGCGAAATGGCCCTGGCTTGCGTGATGTAGACCGTACTCGTCAGGGCTTCATCACCTTTCTTGGGGTTCTGACTGCGGATTCTCTCCCTCATGATCTGCTTGACGAGTCCTTCCTGGTAGGCCCGGAGCTTCTTCAGGGCTTTCTTCTCGGCCTCGCGGACCTGGAAGTCCTCCTTCGCCTGGGAAAGGGCCTCGAGCTTCGCCAGGTGGGTCTGGAGCCCGGCGTTGTCCTTCCAGGCTGCGGAGGCGGCCTTGAGGCGGGGCTCGAGCTTCCGGAGCTGGTCGGCGAGGCTGGAGCGGAGGGCGAGGAGCTCGGGAGGGGAGGACTCCCCGCGGGCTCGGTACTCCTCGAGCTGGAGGGAGGCGCGGGAAAGCCGGCGCTCGAGGTTCTGCTGCTGCTCCTCGAGGACCTGGTAGTCACCCACGCGGGCGAGTTGCTGACGGATGGACTTCGCCCGATCCTCCTGGGCCCGGATCTTCCCCTCGTAGCCGGCGGGGATCTTCTGGCCCTTCGCCAGGAACTTCTCGAGGTGGCTCTTGGCCTTGGCGATCTCGGCCTTCGTCCTGCCCGATTCGACCCGGGCGGCCGCGAGGCGCCGGTCCTGCTCGGAGAGGGTCGCCTCGTCGATCTTCACCTCGGCGGTGAGGTCCGCGATCTTCTTCTTCGCGGCCTTCTGCTCGGCGGTCAACTTGTCGAGGTAGGCCTTCGCCTTCTCGTCCATCTGGACGCGGCCGCCCCGGACGTCGGAGGCGAGCTTTTCGTCCCGGATCTGAGCGGCGAGGGCGGCGCGCTGGGAAATGGACAGGCGCTTCTCGCTGATCTTGGAATCCTTGATGTCCGCGTACTTCGCCTCTTCGGCCTTGCGCCCGAGTTCCGCAACGGCGGGCTGGCCCATGATCTCGCCATAGATCCGTGCGTACTCCTCGGGGTTCTTCCGGATCGTCCCCATGAGGGAGGCGAGGAAGCGGGGGTCGAAGGTCCGGCGGCCGGACCCTACCCGCTGAGCGGCAGCGACGATGGTCTCGGCGAGCTCGCGCTTCATGTCTCCGGAGCGCTCCGCTGCGGCCTGGGTCTCCTCGTCCCCATAGCGCATTGACTGCGCGGCCCCGGGGAGAAGGATCTCGTTCCATATCCCCTCGAGGAAGTCCATGAGGCCGGAGTGCGAATCGGCCTCGAGCCGGCGGAGCCAGTCCTCGAGGTCGATCGGCTTCATCTGGCGCGCTGATTCCCAGAGGTCCTTGTACCAGGTCTGTTTCTCGATGGCGGGGAGGTCCTGGGGGACGTTCGGGTCGTCGGTCATCATGGCGTCCATGTAGCCGGCGAATTCCTGCCAGGTGGGGAAGGTCTTGGCGATCTCCTTGAGGTTCGCCATGCCAGCCTCGTCCTCCTCGCCCCCCTGATAGAGGAGGGTCTGGGAGTCGGCGAGGCGTTCGCCCTGATAAAGGATGCGGGGATCGTTCGGGTCCCAGGTGCCGCGGTTGTCGATGCTCTTGATTTGGGTTGGGGAAAAGACAGCCATTCCCCCGGATACTTTGTCAACGATCCCATCGATGCCCTGGGATTTAAGGGAAGCATCTAGTTCAGAAATTGCACCATCTCTCTCCGCTCCGGTGCCTTTGATTCCGCTTATCCGCGCTGTGTATTCGCTCGCCGTGATGGGATTCGAAATGTGAAGGTATACCGCGAGAACGTTAGGGTTCTTTCCTTTTCCTTGTGTCTTGGCGTAGTCGGCTGCAACTTGTGCCGCTGCCTTGTTCTCTGTGAAATAGAATTTGTCCTTCCCCCATCCTAGACCACGCGCTCTCCCCTCTTTGTCCTTAGCCTTGGAAATATCGAAGGCGTCGAATGCTGCGGCCGTGCCGTGGTAGACGATGAGGGGCTTCCCCTCCGCGTCCACAACCTTCGAGTCGCCGAACCAAGCCTTGAACTCCGGGCTGTTCGTGTCGGCCTGGAAGAGGGTCTTGTCCGGCTTGATGTTGTTCCGGTCGAGGGTATTCCCCGGACCGGGTTTCCGTCGTACAATGATCTTGCGCCTGTTGGCCGGGGTAGTCCGCTCGGCCGCGCCGCCGACGCCGTCGGCCTTGGTGGGAGAGGGGGAAGCCGTTCCGGTGACAGCGGGGCGGACGGTCTGCTGTACACTCTCCGCGGGCGTGTCTTTTATCCGTCGAAGCCGTTCTGGAATGTAGGCCGTGACAAGCCATGGCTCCGGCTTCCCATCGCGGGAAAACTGAATGACCGCTTTGTACTTCCCGAGGATGATGTCCCGGCGGTTGCGGAATTCCGGGTCCTGGATGACGCGGCCGGTTCGGAGGATGAGGGCGAGCTTCCCGAGGATCTCGTCCTGCCATTCGTGCTTCGCCTTGATGTGGGAGATTCCCCAGCCGCCGGCGAAGTCCTTGTCCATGTCGCCAGGGACTCCCCAAGGAATATCGATCCAGCCGATCTCCTCACGGTAGGCCGCGTGCTCTACGAATCCGTCCTTCGCCTCGAGGAGGGCCTTGATCCCCTGGGCGGCCATGCCCTCCTCCACGGGGAGCTTGCGGCCGAAGTCGCCCTGGAAGAGGACCCCCGGGTCCGGAGCATCCTCGGTCGGCCCCTCCTCGGGGTAGCCCTTGGCCTCGAAGGTCGCGGGCCCGAGGGGCGTTTCTCCCGTGGGCCGGGGCTCCTGCCGCGCCGCTTCCGCCTGGTCCTGGGTCTGGTAGTCGGGGGCGGAGGTGAAGCTCTTGTCCTGGCGCCACTCCCCCGCGTGCTGGCTCCAGCCAGTGGCGGCGCGGATCTCCTCGGCCGGCTTCCCCTCGGCCGCGAGGCGCTGGGCCTCAGCGAGGTCGCGGCGGGCTCCGGCGATCTGCCGGCGGCGCTCGTTCTGGTACAGGTCGTTGGGGATCGGGCGCTCAAATTGGGCCGTAGGCGCGTCCGGCGGGGCGGGGTGAGGCGCGGACACTCCCGGGGCCCCGATCTCGTGGCCCTGCCCCGGCGCGGCCCCGGCCAGAGTCCTTTCCTCGGCGGCGAGGCCCGCTTCATTGACGCTCTGGCGCTCGGCGAGGAAGGGGCTCCCCTCCCCCCCGACGAGGTTGTCGAAGTAGGCGGTCATTTCGGGGGAGAGCTTGACCCGCGCTCCCTTCAGTCCCTCGTAGATGTCGAGAATCCACTGGGCGAGCTTTCGGAAGAGGCCCTCGAGTTCGGGTTTCGGGGCCTGCCCCGTGGCGAAGTAGTCCTCCAGCCCGTAGGTGATGGCCTCGAGGAAGCTTCGGTTCCCGCCCTTGTACTGGTCGGTCCAGCCGGCGAATTCCGCCTCCCAATTCCCGTCGACGACTCCGAGGGCGGCCTCGAGCTCCTGGAGGAACTGGGCGACCTGGGGGGTCTCCTGGGCCTGGCGGGCGAAGTTGATCACGGCATGGGTCATTTCGTGGAGAGCGGTCGAGGGGTTCGCCCGGGGGGCCATGTCGATGATGCCCCGGAACCATCCGTCGTTGCCCCGGACGGGCTTGAAGGCGCCGGTCGCGGCCTGGGCGGCGACGCCCCGCTTGTCGATGATCTGGCCGAAGACCTGGGGGTCCAGGGCCCCGTTCGCGAGCTCCTCGGCCGTCATCCCCATCCGGCGCGCCCACATGGGGAGGACGTTCATCGTCACGTCGACGGCGTCCTTCGTCCAAGTCGGGGCGACCTCCTGAATCCTGGAGCGGAGATAGTCCATGCTGATCCGGTCGGGGGTCGCTTGGGGGGCCTCGAAAAACTGAAGCCCTGCTTCGGGGCCGCGGGGGTTCTGGCTGACGAGGTAGTCCCGGAGGGCCGCCTGAGTCGAGGACTGCGGATCGAACTGGATCTCCCAGCCCGGGTATCGGGCGGCGAGGGTCTTCATGAGGAAGGCGTTCACGTTCGGGTCCCGGCCCTTCTCGAGGCCGAGGACGTTGACCGATTGGGCCTCGGGGTCGATCTCGTAGCGGAGTTGTCCGAGACGATCCCCTGAGTCCTTGTTCCCCGCCTTGAGGACGTACTGGTCCCCCTCGATGATCTCGCGGGGCTGGGCATAGGTCCCGGCGGGGAGGGGCTCGGCTACGCGCTTGGCGAAGACGCTCGCGGCCTCGGGGGAGACCTCCTTGTTGATCTGGGGGGTCTTCTCCTCGGAGCCGAGGGCAGCCGCGGTGCGGACTGCGCTCTTCCCCTCCTGGGCGCCCCGGACAAGCATCTTCATCCCGGCGGGGATGACGTGGGCGGTGGCGAATCCGAGGGAGGCCTGGACGGCGGTCTGGACAAGGGAGTCCCGGACCTCGGCGAGGGTGGCCGGCTGGATCTCGGTCCCGTCCATCCGCTCCGTTACCTGTCGGGCGAATTCGTTGGCTCCAAGTTGGAGGGCCTGCTGGAGAACTTCCTGGGAGGTCTCGGCCGCGATGTCTCCCGCGCGCTGGCCGAGGTCCGAGGCCTGGGCCCCCATCCATCGCCCGAGGGCTCGCTGGAGGACTCCGGAGCGGGCGGCCTGGGCTCCCCGGTCCTCGAGGGCTCCCTGTGCGGCCTTGGTGAGGGCCTTCTTCGCTGCATCGCCTAGCATGGGGAAGGCCTTGAAGAAGGAGCCCATCTGGAGGCTCTCGACGGCTGCGGCAAGCCCGCCGTAGATGCCCGAGTAAAGCAGGGCGGCGTCCGGGTTGATCCGGGCGCCGGTCTGGGGATCCTGGAAGCGGAGAAGGTCGTAGAAGGCCGATCCTGTTTCGATCTCGAGGCTCTTCATCCCCGCGCCCTGGGCGGCGCCTACTTGGAAGCCGAGGAGGGCGACGGTCGGGATGGAGAGGACCCCGATCGGCCCGGCGGCGAGGGCGACCTCGGCGGCTCCGGAGGCGGCGAACAATCCCGCGGCCCCCGCGGCCCCGGCGGCGCCCCCGAGAGCGCCGGCTCGCATGGATTCGAGGGCCGAGGGCATGAATTGCCCCAAGTTCTTCAGGGCCTCGGTGGGGAGGTTCCGCTTCAGGATGTCCGGGGCGGGCATCTGCTTTTCGAGCTCGAGGATCTTCAAGTAGAGGGGGTCGTTCTCGAGGTTTCCCCATGATCCGGCCCGGGCCTGAGCCCCTGCTTCCCCCGCGCCGATCGATCCTGCTCCGCCTCCATAGCCTTTCTGCCAAAGCTGATAGGCGAGCTTCGCGATCTCGGTCCCGATGAAGGCTGCCTTCCAGGTGGTCCCTACGGCCTCGAGGGCGTCGCGAGGGGAGAGGGCGGAGGCCCGCCAGGAGGAGAGGATCGAGTCCTGGTTCTGGATCGCTTCCTCGAGGGGTATGCCCTGGAGTTTGGAAAGGAAGTAGCCGGTCTGGAGCCGGTACTCGGTCTCTTGGGGATCCTCGCTCGCGGAGATTGCGGCGCGAAACCTGTCGGCCGTCGTGGCGTCAATGTACTCCCAGTCCTGGGCGCCTGGGTGTAGGGCCTCCTTCCCGTAGGTGGCGAGGTTGTGGGCGGCGTCGGGGTTTCGAGTGGTGTCGAACTGGGACATGACGGAGTGGGTCGCTCCGAGGACGTCCTCGGTGAGGGCCTGGCGCGCAAGCCGCTTCTTCTCGGCGGCCGTGGAAGCCGCGAGGGAAGGATCGGCGGCGGCCTGGCGGTCCGCGAAAATCTTCGCCGCGCGCGCCTTCTCCGCTTCCTGGTCTGCGAGGAGGGAAGGGCCGAAGGTGAAGTCGCTCACCTGGTCCTCTTGAAGGACCAGAAGTCCGACCAGAAGTCCGGGGATCCCATTGCTTCCCATTGGGCCTGGGTGATGGTGCTCCTGGAGGCTGCAACGAAGGCGCCGTATCGCTGGGCCGTGTCGAGTACGGGCTGGTCAGCGGTCTTCTTGTTCTCGCGGAGCTTGAGGATCCGCGTGGTGTCGGCCGGGCTCATTTTGAATCGCGGACCGTCTTCATTAACATCGATCCATTCGAACTTCCCTCCGCCCATGTCAATTTCCATTTGTCTGCGGTGGTTGCTGTTCCCATAGTTGATATCTCGATAGGCGACGATGTTTTCACCATTCCCTTCTGCTAGTGGGGCTAGGGTGTAGGCAACGCTCACGGGTTTCAATCCGTTCTTGTCAGGGAGGGGAAGTGCGTTCATGTTTTTGGGCGAGAGCCAAACATGCCCTACGGCATCGGACGAGAGGGTGGTAGGACCTATCACCCGTTCAAACCCGATCTGGAATTGCGCCCAATTCCTCTGTAATGAATCTTTGTAGTGAGAGTAAGGGACCGTCGGTTTTCCATCTATGGTGTTAATGATGTCCTTGAAGTCTCCGCGCCATGTTGCGCCAAAGAATGTATCGACATCGTCAACTTTCCCGGCCAACTGATCAACGCCAACTGCCTCTTTCAACATGAGCGTATAGGGTTTTCCGAGTACGTGCTTTTTAACCATGTCTTCAAGTTGTTGGGGGCTAGCTTCAGCATTGGACTTGAAAAGCTGTTTTGCTTCCTCTATTGCTTGCGTAGCCCCAGGTTTCCCCTTCACCGCTGGTTCAACAATTGTTCTCAGCACGTAGTCTCCGGCGTTTTGAGGCTTATCAATGCTTGCAAGGATTGAATTGACCTTTGCCCACGATCCAGGCGAGGAACTAAGTGTTTGAACTACCCACGGGGTCTTCATTACGTACGCCATTAAAGCGTCTTTGGTCATTGGAACGTTGTCAAGCTTTCCTGTTTTCGGATCATTCATGGGGAATGTTGCCGAGCCAGCCTGAGTCGTTCCAATTGTTGCCTTGAGACTTCCCGCGAATCCTTCTATTAGATTTATTACCAACGCTGCCTGTCGATCTTCCAGCGAGCCAGAGCCGGTCGCGTCCCCGTTGGCGACGGACAGAAGGCGCCTTGACCAATCATCCTTTACATCCGCTGGGGCATCATAGCCGTCGTTCGTTTTGAAGCCCTGGATCATCGCGAGGGTGAGTTTCGGGGCATTGGGGTTCACCCCAGGTTTGTAGATATTCCAGAAGGCGTCTTGCATCGCGGAATTGGCCTCAGCCCGGACTATGGAATCCTTGAGAATCATGTCCTGGCGCGCGGCCGTCTTCACCTTGTCGCCCGCGGTGAAGGTCTGGCCGCCGGTGGACCAAGTGGAGGAGTCCGCCAGGATAGCCTTCTCGGCTGCGGCGAGTCCGCCGACCCGATAGGCCCCCTCTCCTATCGCCGAAAGGTCCTTCCGGAGGATGATCTGGCTGTTCAGCTCGAGTTGGGAGTCGTGATCCTCGGGGCTGATGAGGTTGTTGTTCCGGAGGAAGGCGAGCTGTTGCGCTGCGTAGTCGAGCTTCGCCTGGGCGGGGATTCCCTTGTCGATGTACTCGGAAAGCCCCTTCATCGTCGAGGCTACCGTCGCGGCTCCCCACTTCTTGAACTGGAGGTTCGCGATCTGGCTCGATTGCGTGAGGGCGGTCCGTCCGAAGAACGCTTCTACTTCCTGTTTCGCCAGGGGATTCCCGAGGTTCGCGATGATCCCGTCCGATATTTCTTTCTGCTTCGCGGCCCACTTCTCCGCGTAGCCGCCCTTGAAGACGGGACGGTTCGTGACGGGGTCGATGTCCACCTCTCCGAAGTTGGGGTCGGACAGGAGTCCGAGGTTGAACTGCTCGATGTCCTGGGCGATGGAGAGCTGAGCCGATGTTGCCTTGCGCTGGGCGTCGATGCGGTAGACGGAGTCGGCCGTCTGCATGAGGGTGGAGCCGAACCGGGAAACGGCCTGGCTGAGGGCGATGTCTCCGGGGCCGGGCATTAGAGAAGTCCCCAGCTCGTCGCCGTGCCGAAGGTCTTGAGTCCTACGTTCGCCACGTCGAAGAGGTCGGTGAGGAACCATTTCTCGTTGTAGTTGTAGGATTTCGACAGGTCGCCCAGATATGTGCTCTGGCTCGCGAGGGCGGAGAGGGCGATGTCGCTCGAGCCCGCGATCCGGGTCTTGGTGAAGTCGTAGAGGTCCATGTAGGCGGATCCGGGGTCGAACTGCGTCCGCATTTCATCCGCGTTCTTCAGGTTCAGGCCGAGGTTCGCCTGGTTCTGGGAGACGGAGAGGTCCCGGCCCGAGTCGATCTGCTTCCTCGAGAGGTTGACCTGGTCCCGGATGTTGCTCTCGAGGACCTGCTTCGTCGTGGTGGGGGCCCGGAGCCCTCGCGCGCCTGCGGCGGCTTCCACGCCCCCGATGGCCTGGGCGCCCTGGGCTTTGAAGTCGAGGAGATTCGATTCGGCGGCGAGCTGTCCGAGGAAGGTCTTCTCCATCGCCCCGGTGAAGCCCGTCTTCGCGCTGGTCTCGAGGTCGCCGGCCTTGGTGTAGGCGTTCTCCTTGTCGTTCTTGAGCTCGAGGTCGAGCTTTCCGAGTGCGGTGTCCCGGCTGTAGGCCTCGGCATCGGTGCGGATCTTGGTCTGCCCGGCCTCGTAGTCAACCTTCGCCTTCGCGGCTTCCCGCTCGACCTTGTTGCTGTAGACCACTCCGCCCGCAGTGATGGCGCCAATGGCGGAGACAATCCCCACGCCGGCGGCGATGGTGAGGATTTCTATTCCCATGATTTCAGCCTCATGATGATTCCGTCCTGCCCCTCGGGACCGTACTCGGGAAGGCGGGACTCCTCCTCGAATCCCAGCCAGGCGTCGAAGCGGCGGGAGGTCTCGTTCGTGACGGTGGTCTGTACCCGGCGATACCCGCAGTCGATGACGGCCTCGCGGAGGAGCCGGCGGAGGGTCCGGGGCGCCTCGAGGTAGTCCCGGAAGTAGGGTCCGGGGATGTTCCAGGCTTCGCCGACTCCGGGCCAGGGGGAAATGATGCCCGCGACGAAGACGATCCGGTCGCCGACGAATCCGGTCCAGGCGGGGGCCGAGGACAGGAGGAGCAAGGCGCGCCCGGTCAGGATGTCCGGGGCGCACGCTCGAAGGTCCTCGAGGGTAGGGGTCCTCACTTCGATCGGGGTCACGATTGTCCTCCTGCGTCGACGCTGGCCTTGATGACGAGGGCGGTGAAGTCGAGGGAAGAGTCCAGGATGATCGATATACGCCCCTCCGTGTTGACCGTGCCCCACACGCGGACCGCGATGTCCTGGGAAGCGGGGCCTGTGAATTTCATCGTTTCGAGCTTCGTCGGGTCGGTCTTCGTGGGGCCGACCTTGGCGGGGTAGGAATCGAGGACGCGGAGCTTGACCGGGCCAGGGCTCTTGGAATCGAGCTGCGCGGTGCCCGTCCGGCTCTGGGCCTGGATGGGCATGGTCTCGACAATCCCGGTGAAGGGCAGGCCGACGAGGACGGTCGAGCCATTGGGGATAGCCGCGGGGAGGGCCGCGGCGCCGGCGGCGATCGTCACGGCATAGGCGATGCCGTTGTAGACGACTCGGGCCGCCCCGGTGATCCAGGTGATGCCCGTGATGGATCCGGCCGTCTTCACGGCGGTCGTGCAGGCATCCAGGTGGTCATTGAGAGCGAAGAGGGGGGCGAGATACTCGAGGTATCTGACCCCGCCCCGGAGGATGGCGACCTTGAGGACGTCCGCTCCTGCCTCGGTGGTGACGGCTATCGACTCGATGACCCCGCCCCCGGCCGGTGTGACGCGGAACCAGGCGGCGAAGCCGTAGATGCGGGAGTAGACGCATCCGATGAGGATCCCCGTCTCGAGGAGGAACCAGGCGATGGGGAGGGGGTTGTTCTGGTAGTCGATCTCGCGCACAAGTCCCGCGAGGATCTCGTTCGCGGTGTAGGAAAGCTCGGGGCTCTGATAGGCGGCCTGCTCGTTCTGGTAGAAGTATTCCCGCGCGCCCTTGCGATCTCCGTTCACGAAGATGATGGCCTCGTTCAGCATGTAGGGCTGGATCGCTGCAGAACCATGGGCGGTCTCGCGCCGGCATTCGAAGTTGGCCGGGGTCGTCCCGGCGGGTATGCGGCGCTCTCCGGATCGGGTCCCGACAATGAGGTCGCGCCCTGCGGCAAGCCAGAGGATCTCGTCGTTCTGGTCGCTGGCGATGGTCTGATGAATGGCGTTCGCCTCGGTGATGATGTCACGGGTCGTGGTGACGGTCCGGTATTCAGGGATGGTCGGTTCGGCCCAGCCTTTCAGGAGGGTGACGGTCCCGCTCGCCGTTGCGTTGAGGGTCAGGACGATGGATGAGGCGCCGATGGACAGGATCTTCGAACCTGCCGCGATTCCCGTTCCGCTGATGCTGTCCCCTACCTTCATGTCCTCGATCGCGACGGCGGCGATGCCCGAGACGGTCGCGCTGCCGTTGGTCGTTGTGCCGGCGAAGGAGAGGGCGGGCTCGGTGAGTTGCTTGGACGTGTTCGTGATCGTGTCGAAGTAGGTGAAGTCGCCGTAGAGGAAGGGCCTCGATCTCCAAATGTCCTGGGGGGCGGCAAGGGAGGCGGCGGCGTAGAGGCATCCGTCGTGAATCGCGATGGCGCGCGGGTAGTTCCCGGCGCCCTGGAAGGGGAGGTCCCCGGCGTTCCCCACAATGGAGAGGGTGCCGAAGGTGAATGAGTCGGCCGCGATGAGGGTCAGGGCCTTGATCGGCCAGAGGCCCGATCCGCAGGTGATGAGGAGCATCCCCGCATCCTGGACGATCTGGAGGAGGGGAAGATCGGTCGCGGTGTAGGGGGTGGCGATCTCGAGGGGGTTCCCTCCGCTCAGGAGGAGGGTGTTGTTCTTCCAGAAGCGAAGGTAGGTCGGCCCGAACTCGAGGTCGTAGGCGAGGGACTCGGAAATAATAAAGGGGAAGAGGAAGACCCTTCCCGTTCCCTTGAGGGAGCCGACATGGTGGAAGCCGGGGCGGTAGGTGAAGCCGGCCGGCATGATGGGGATGGCGTTGGTCATTTCCGCCACGCCCTGCCCGTAGATGGGGAGGTCGAAGCGGCCGGAGAAGAAGCGGGAGAGTTCCCCCCTCGAGAAGTCGGTGAGGACCTGGTTCTGCTTCACGTGCGCTCCGGCCAGAGCTCGGCCATCCAAGGATCGGAGGGCTTCGGGCCTTGGCGCTTCTCGCGGAGGGTATTGAGCTCGGCCTCCCTCGCGAGGCCCCGGGCGGCCTGGGCGAAGGCGACTTCGTTCTCGTGGGTCCCGGTGATGGGGTACGCGATCTCGGAGGCGAGCATGAGGACAACGGCCGCCTCGAGGAGGGGGTCCCATTCGTCCGGGGTGATGGAATCGTAGACGTAGACGAGGACGATCTCGGAGGCATCGGAGAAGAGGACTCCGGCCTCGAACCGGAACGCCTGGTCGGTCCCGCTCGCATCGGTGACGGCGATCTTACGGAGAAAGTCGAGCGGAACCGCAAACTGGTAAAGCTTCCCGGTGTAGTTGTTCGCCTGTAGGGCTCGTGCGGTGGTGTATTGGAAGGTCCAGGTTACGGTTCCGTCGGCTACGGTCCCCGATGTCGGCCAGGTCGGCGCTGAGGCGCCGCTCGTGCCGGCGGTGGTGCATAGATAGACCCCGGTGGCCCCGATGACGAGGTCTCCGAGGGCATGAACGGCGAGGGCGGTCCAGGTGTTCCGGCAAAGCAGTAGCCGTTTCGTGATGCAAGTCCAGGAGGCGAGTCGGAAGACTTGACGGCGGGCATCGGCATAGAAGGCTGCGCACGCTCTCGAAACCTTGTCGAGGGGATTCGTGAGAGCATCAGCGGGAAGGATGTCTTCCACGTTCAGCTTGGAAAGTGCCCGTTGGCAAATGCCGATGTCCGTCATCATGGTCTCCTAGAGTTCCTGCCAGTTCTCGAACTGGAAGTTCTTCGGGATCTCGATCGGTCCCTGGAACTCGACGATGTCGCCGTTGGTGCGTCCGAGGTCGGACGCTGCCTTGTAGAGCGTCTGGTCCCAGTAGCAGCGCGTGGTGCATTCGAAGCGGCGAACCTTGCCCTCGGGGACCAGAAGGCGAGACTCGGTTTCACCGCCCTCCTCGGGCTCACCTCCTTCCGCGCCGCTGGCACGGGCGCCGCTGGCACGGGCGCCGCGGCTTCTGGAGACGGTCTTCGTGAAGTAGCAGAGGTCGAGAGGGGTCGAGACAAGGGGGGCCATTTCCGCCTGGACGGCGGCCTGGGTGGACAGGAGACCCGGAGCGAGGGTGACGGCGCCCACGGGGATCGCCGCGAAGGCGAGGGCGAAGATCAGGATGAAACCGAAAAACTTCTTCATGCTCTTCCTCGGGAGGAAGGATTGTTGCGGGCCGACGGCCCGGCCGGCCTAGAGCTGGCGGTTGATGAGGTAGGCGTCGATCTTCCCGGCGGTCATCGCGCCGGTGGCGATGATGGCGTCGAGGCGGAGGAAGGCGAGGCGGTCGCGAGGAACGGCCATGCGGAGAAGCGGTTCCTTGGCGCTCTTCGTGAGCTCGGAGACGGCGTAGACCTTGGACTTGAGCACCTCGGTGTAGGAGCCGCCGACGGTGGCGCACTCCATGAGGGCGAGCTGGAGCGTGCCGGCCGCGGCGGTCGTGAAGGCGGTGTTGACCTGGATCTCGACCTCGGCGCCCTCGGCGTCGCCCTGGACCGTGTCGGAGTTGACCGTGCCGATGGACGTGAGAGCCTGTGCGGTGAAAAACTTCCCGTTTTTGTGGGGACCCATGAAGTCCCTCCTGTTCTCGAGATGGGGCCCTCATGCGAGGGCCCCGACCTGGCCTAGCTGACCAGGGCCTCGGTGGAGAGCATCCGCTCGAGCTGCCGGATCCTCATGTCGCCGAACATCGTGATCTTGCGGCCCCACGGATCGTCGGCGGTGTAGAACTGGTTGGTCTTCGTCAGGGCGTACTGATCGAAGATCGTCTTGACGTCGCTGTTGCAGTACAGGACGACGTTCCCCTGGCCGGGGGGGAGCTTGTTCCGCGCGGCGATGAGCGCCTTGCAGACGTTGTCCCCGGTGGAGGAGGCGGGGTTGATGTTGCAGACCCGCTTCATCGCCAGGGGGTGCCGGTTCGCGATTCCGAAGTGGGCTTTGAAGAAGGTCCGGTAGACCGGCATGTAGGTCGCGGGGGGACCGGCCGAGACCATGACGTCCTGCTTCCCGCGGAACTCGCGATGGACGCCGACGCCGTCCTCGCCGCGGGGGTAGAACATTTCCCCGAAGCCGGGACCCCATTTCATGATGAGGATGGAGGCGAGGTTGGACCCGGAGGTCTCGACCTTGAAGACGTTGCTCGGGTCGGCGGCGGCGGTGGCACCGAAGCGGCAGTAGATGCCGTTCAGGTACTCGGGACCGTCGGACCTCTTCGCGTAGAGGAGGTCGTCGAGCTGGGTGAGGCCGAGGCCGTTCAGGAAGGCGGTGTCCTCGGACTCGAGGAGGGCCTTGGTGCTCGGGGCATGGTCCGCCATGTCGGCGTCGATGTCCGAGTAGGCCTCGATCATCTCGATGAAGTCCTCGAGCTGCTTGGTCTGCGAGGTCTGGGACGGGACGCCCTGGCCGTAGATGCGCCTGGTGCCCGTGGGCAGGGTCGACCGCTGGGTGGTCTTGTGGATGGTCCCGTCGGACGCCTGCGTGAAGTAGGCGTCCAGGAGGAGCTCATTGGTCTGGGAAAGGGATTCGATGATCTTGACGGACTCGGCGCTGCCGAAACGGCGAGCGACCTCGACCGGCGTCATCTGGTCGAGAAGGGAAAGGGCAGCCATGGAAGGCTCCGTTTACGACTTGACCCCCGTGTAAGAGAATCCGCCCCGCTTTGGTGCGGGATTCGATGCGTCTCCACTCGTGATAGCGGTGTCTTCTCGTACCGACTTACCGAGATTGAAGAAGTGGTTGACGACTGAGGCGCGGTTGCCTGCGCCTGTCTCTTCCAGGTCCTTCATGAGTTCGTCGGACGCGTAGGCCTTCATACCTCGCACCATCGTTTCCACGTTCGTCCCGTAGTCGTTTCCCCAGTCCTTCTTGAGCTTGGCTTCAGTCGCGGCTCTCGCCTGGACCTGGCGCTCCTGGAAGGCCTGGATCTCCTTCGACGCGCGCTCGGTGATCTGCTTGAAGATCGCGGCGGCGACGGGCTGCGGGGCATGGAGTTCGTGCATCTGCTTGCGGAATTCTTTCTCGAGGTTGTCGTCGTGGGTCAGGTTCGGGTCCCGGTCGAGCTGGTACTCTTCCGGGGTGGAAGGGACGCCGATCTTCTTGTGGTACTCGGCGATCTCTTCCGGGGTGGATTTGTCCGTGGGGATCGGAACGCGACTCCCGAGTTTCTCCTCGAGTTCCATCGCACTCTTCGCCAGGTCGTCGAAGCTTTTGAACTTCGGCGCGAAGGTCTTGAGGCGCGGGTCTTCTCGGAGGCCCTTGGTCGCTGCGTTCCAGAATCCTGCTAGCTCCGGGGTCGCCGCTGGGGTTCCCTCGGGGGTCGCGGGAGTTGTTCCGCCCTGGGCTCCGCCCTGCAACGCAGGGGTGGAACCGCTTCCGGCTGCCTTGGCTAGATCGGTCGCCAGGGATCCGGCCCCCTGTGCTCCCTCTCCTTGTCCGGCGCCGGAGTTGTCCTCGGCGAACCACTGTAGGTGGATCGCGGCTGGGCTCACGGCCTGGAGTTCTTTCATCGCTCTAGTCTCCCCTTGCGGTGGTGAGAATGGCGCAGGTCAACGCCTGCGGATCGGAGACGCCGAGGCGCTCCTTCAGAAACCTGGTGGAAAAGCTCTTCAGGATCTGGGCTTCCGTGTCGTGCGCTTCCCGGAAGGCGTACAGGTCCATGAGCAAGAGGGTGAGGACTTCCTTCCCCTCGGCGGTGTTGAAGACGGAAAGGAAAAGCCGGCGGATGGCCCGGTCGCGCTCCGCGGGAGGGAGGCGCATCCAGGACGCGTCCTTCAGCCTCGAGGCCTCGGGGATGATGCGGGTTATCTCGCTCACTTCTGGGCCTCGGCGATGCGCTCAAGCGGCGAGCCGGGCATCGGCGCCTTCCCCATCTTGTCGAGGTTCTGCACGGTGAGGGCCGCGGCCTGGGCCTGCTGCTGGGCTTGGATCGCCTGGGCCTGGGCCTGGGCCTCGGCCTGCCTGGTGCCCTGGACCTCTTGTTCCTCGAAGATGGTGGAGGCAGGGATTCCGCCGTCCTCGAGGGCCCGGCGCATGAGTCCGTCGAAGTTGATGACGTCGAGGGAGCGGACAGCCTTCGGGTAGAGGGGGGCGAGCTGGGCGATGTCCATCGCGTAGCTCATGGCCGTGTTCAGGCCGTTCAGGCTGTAGTAGCGCTTCTGGATCTGGGCGAGGAAGCCCTGGAAGTCGATGGAGAGGTTTCCCCTGCCGGTCTTGATCGCCTCGACGACGGCGGGGGGCGGGGGCGGGAACTTGCCGGCGCGGAGCATGATGTTGAAGCTCCGGCGGATGAGGGACTGGAGGATGTCGCGCTGGTACCGGCCCACGATGTACCCGAGGACGGCCGCTTTCTCGCCGGTCCGTTCCACCACTTCGCGGGCGGTCATCTGACCCTCGAGCTGCTGGAGCATCATGTAGACGCTCACGTTGAAATGCTGCTCGATGATCTCGTCCTGGCGCTTCTCCGTGTCGAGGGTGATGGGGTAGTTGGCGCCTACCTGGATGGCATCGATGCTCTGCTCGGCCTGCGTCCTGTAAATGTGGGCGCCGGGGATGATGTCGTCCTGTCCCTCGAGGCCCTGGTCAATGAGGAGGGCGGGATCTGAAATGAGTTGGGCGAGGCGGATACGGCTCTTGCTCATCTGGGTCGCGGCGAGGATGTCGCCGACGGCGGAGAGGCCTGGGGCCCACGCGTAGGTCTGGCCGGAGAATTTCGAGTAGCGCCCGACGGCGCCCGGGAACTCCCAGAAAGCTCCGACGTCGAGGATGTGGCCCTCGATCGGGTCGTACCAAAGGGAGAGGAAGGGCATTTCGGGATGGATCTTCGCGCCGTAGTTGCGGAAGCGCTCGTCCATCGGCTTGACGAGGTGCTTCAGGGTCGTCTTCTCGTAGGGCTTTCGCTTGGCTCCATCGATGACGGTGCTCGACAGGCCCTCGCCGAAGCGGGCGAAGGCGTCGCGGTTGTTCAGGTAGATGGTCGAGACCATCGTGTCGATCTCGCCGTGCTCGTTCTCGGAAATGGCGCAAGCCCGGGGGTGCCGGGCCTGGAAGATGACGCGGCCGGGGTTCTTCGCGTCCTCCTCGGCGTAGATGGGGGCGGTCCCGGTGGAGAAGAGGTCCTGGGCGTTCTCCCCGAGGGCGGAGTAGAAGGCCCCGCGAACGAGCTCGGCGTAGTGGAGCCGCTCGCAAGTTTCGAGCCAGTCCGCAACCCCGGACTCTTTCATGAGCTCGTCCTGGAGCTTCAACTTCAGCCAGGCGGAGCGGGGGTCTGCGTTGTAGCCGAGGAAGCCGGCGCTCGACGTCTGGAGGGCGAGGGCTCCGCGGGAGTTGAAAAGGGGCTTGGGGTGGTGGGGCTGGTCGCCGTCCTGGGGGCCGTAGAAGGCCCGCATGGGCAGGCAGAACTGCGCCGCCTCTGTCCAGGCCGGGACCTCGAGCTCGAGGCGGGTCTCGAGGGAATCGATCTCGCTCTTGACCTCGACCGTGAGTTGGTCGTCGTCAATCGGCGAAAGGTCCTGCTTCACTGAAGCCCCGCGTAGTCGAAATGAACTCCGGGCTCGGGGGCCTTCTCCTTCTTCTTCGCCTTCTCGGCGATCTGCTTGAAGACGGTCTCGTCCATCTGGGGCGAGGTGGGCCCGACTCCCTCGCCCTGGGCGATGACGCGGAGGGCCTCGGCCCGGGTGATGCCCTTGGGATCGAGGCCGGTCTGGGCGATCTGCTCGGCCTCGTCGACGGGGATGTAGCTGGAGGGGTCCTGCTTGCCGTTGACGACGGGGTTCATGAAGCCGGGGATGTCGGAGGGGGTGAAGGCCTGGGCCTGCTTGTTGCGGATGGAGGACAGGAAGGACCGGTCCCCGGCGGGCGCCTTCTGGTTCATGTCGGAAAGCAAGCTCATCGGTCCCCCCTTCCCTGGAAGAAAGCGGGGGAGGGGTTAGCTCCCCCGCTGACTGGGCGGGCTGGGATCTGGTCCTTCACCGCCCTGCATGGCTATGTCCCGAGGTGGGCTCCTCAAGATCTGAATTCACCATTGTGCCATTT